GCTTTCATAGGAACGGGAGGAGCCGCAGGAACATGGAGCGTTGGAGCTTATGCCGCAGGAGCTTGGGGTTCTCAAGCTTTAGGAGCAATTGGTCTTTCTTTAGTTATGGGAGGTATAGGTCAAATGCTTTCACCTCCACCTCCTGAATTTGATATGAAACAGGCAAACAAATTAGAAAACTATAGTTTTAGTGGAGTAACCAATACAAATCAAGTAGGAACAGCGATACCTGTCGCATACGGAAGAGTGTTTGTGGGAAGTTCAGTGATCAGTTCTGGTCTTGATGTTGATGAGGTGGTTTAAATGACTGAGATACGTGGTTCTGGTGGTGGTGGTTCTAAAGGTGGTGGCAATCAACACACTCCGACAGAGGCAGATGACTCGCTCCAGTCGGTTCAATACGCAAAAGTATTAGATCTCCTTTGTGAAGGCCCAATACAAGGTTTAGACGATGGACACAAATCCATCTATCTAGATGGAACGCCTGTTTTAGATTCTTCAGGTAACGCTAATTTTGAAGGGTATTCAATTGTCACAAGAACAGGAACGCAAGATCAAACTTATGTTTCTGACTTGGCAAGCAATGAAAATGAGGTTGCTGTTGGTGTTGACATTACAAATTCAACTCCTGTCGTAAGGACAATTACAAATAGTGCAATAGATAGAGTTAGAGTTACATTGCAGATTCCAACACTCAGATTAATTAAAGACAATGGAGATATTGTAGGTAATTCAGTTGATATAAAGATACAAGTTCAGTATAACGGTGGTGGATATAATGACGTAAAGGAAGATACGATTAGTGGTAAAGCAAGTAGTACTTATAAGAGAGACTATTTAATAGATTTAACTGGAAGTAAACCAGTTGATATTAAACTAATTAGGGTTAGTGCTGATGAATCAAGTACAAAGAAATCTAGTACAACAACATGGTCAAGTTATACAGAAATTATAGATGAAAAACTACGTTATCCTAACTCTGCACTGGCTTTTCTAAGGTTTGATTCAAGGCAATTTAATTCAATTCCTAAAAGAAAGTATCTAATAAGAGGGACAAAAGTAAGGATTCCTAGTAATGCAACTGTAGACACTGCAAATCATTTAGGAAGACTAACTTACAGTGGAATTTGGAACGGTTCTTTTCAATCTGCTACTTGGTGTGCTGATCCTGCATGGTGTCTTTATGACTTACTTACAGATGGCAGATACGGGGTAAATCTTCCTGAAAGTACTTTAGATAAATGGGATTTTTATGAAATTTCAAAATATTGTAATGAGTTAGTTCCTGACAAAAAAGGTGGAAATGAACCAAGAATGTTATGTAATTTATTGATAAATAGTAGGGATGAAGTGTATAACGTAATTCTTCAAATGACCTCATTATTTAGAGGCATTAGCTATTACGGTGCAGGTAGTATTGTTATGGTTCAGGATGCTCCTAAAGATAGTCAGTACGTTTTAGGTAATTCAAATGTTATTGATGGTGCGTTTGAATATTCAGGAAGTTCTCAGAAAGCTAGACATACAACTTGTGCTGTTGCTTGGCAAAGTTATGACTCTTTAGGTGAAGTTCAATTTGAATATGTAGAAGATCCTGATGCTATTGCAAAATATGGAATTATAGAAAAACAAGTAAAAGCTCTTGGTTGTTACTCTCAAGGACAAGCTCATAGGATGGGTCGTTGGCTTCTAAAGAGTGAGCAGCTTCTTACTCAGACTTGTAATTTTTCTGTTGGTATAGATTCGGGATTAGTTCTAAGACCAGGAATGGTCATAGATATTGCGGATGAATTAAGAGCAGGTGTGAGGCGTTCAGGTCGAATTAAAAGTGGAGGTTCTAATTATGTGATTGCTGATAGTACTCAGGGTATTACAAATGTAAGTGACATAATGACTAAATCTCCTCAACTGTCAATCCTGTTATCAACAGGGTTAGTAGAGACGAAAACTGTTTCAAATATCCTCGGTCCAACTATTTATATTAATGGAACATTTAGCGAGACACCTGCCTCTCCAAGAGTGTGGCTGTTAAACACTTCAGATCCAGCTTCTCAGCAATATCGAGTCATCTCTGTCTCTGAGAACAGTGAGAAGACTGCTCTCTCTGTTGCTTGTCTTGAATACAACTCAAGTATTTATAATTCTGTAGATTCAGGAGATACAATTGTCCTTCGTGATATTACGGCTTTAAGTGCAAATCCAAATGCTATTAGTAACTTAATTGCTGATCCTACGACTGGTTTCTTATATTCAGATGGTCAAAGTGTATTTGTAGGATGTTCATTAAGTTGGGACCATGATCGAAAAAATGTAACAGAATACAGAATTCAATACAAGATAGACAATGACAACTGGGAGTCTTTAGTTACCAGTACTCCGTCAGTTACCTTAAGGAATTTACGTGCAGGGACTCTATCAGTTCAGGTGCAAGCATATAACTTCTTAGGAAAAGGGAGCAAGATAACAACTGGAACATTTGCAATAGCAGGTAAGACAGCAGCTCCAGCCGATCCGCAGAATTTTAAATTAACTCCTAATTCTTCTACTCAAGGAAGATTAACTTGGGATTTATGTCCTGATTTAGATGTTGTTATAGGTGGCTGGGTTCGTGTTAAACATTCACCAGATACAAGCAATGTCACTTGGGCTAACTCAATTTTAATCCATGATGATTTACCTGGATCGTCAAAAGAAACTTATTGCGATATGAAAGATGGAACTTATTTAATTAAGTTCGTCGATTCAGGACAAAGAGAATCAGTTAATCCTGCTTTAGTTGAAGTTGTAAGACCTACGATTGAAGACGTTGCGGCTCATAATTGTGTTGTTGATCATCCTAATTTCACAGGAACAAAAACACAGTTAGCAGTTGATTCGGGAACAAATGAATTAAGACTTGCAGCAGATGGGGGAACTTCAGGAGGAAACGCAACATTCCATACAAGTGGAACGTATTATCTTTCAAGTAATAGTTACAGAGACTTTGGAGATGTTTTTACTGCAAGGTTAATTACTAAAATTAAAGTTAGAAGTTACTACCCCTATACGACTTATGTTGATTCTTTAGGTACAAACTATAACGCTAATGCTACTCCTAGTACGACTGGATGGGATGCCATAAAAAGTGTTGATGGTGACGTTCCAGAAGATGCAAAGGTCGAAACTTTTGTAAGAACTACTTCTGTTGGAAGTCCTGCTGAAAGTGATTGGTCTGACTGGATGTTATTTAACAATTGCGATATTAATTGTAGAAGGTATCAAGTCAAAGCAGTCTTCGCTACGAATAGCAATCTAGAGCAAATAGCGATCCAACAATTTGAGGTTTGTGCTTATGTTCCTCAAGTTACAAAGAGTGGATCTGGAACGACTTCTGCTAATAACCCAGTATCACTCACGTTTTCTAATCGCTTCATGACGACTCCTTCCATTGGAATCAGTTTTAGTGCAACAAGTACTGGAGATTACTACACCCTTCACTCCGTGAGTGTTAATGGATTTTCTTTCTCTGTCTATAACGCAAGTGGCACAAGAATCGCAAAAACGGTACACTGGAACGCATTAGGATACGGAAAGGAAAGTTAAATGGCTCAAGTCGGTACAAGCAATTATCCGATTCCGAATGATACAGGAGCGAATTTCCGTGCAGATGTAAATGAGAATTTAGCGGATCTATATAGTACAAGTTCTGGTTCGTCTGCTCCACCTGCTGCGGTGTCAGGACAACTTTGGTTGGATACAAGCACAAATCCAGACACCTTAAAAATCAAGACAGCAAGTGGTTGGGTTTCTTTAGGAACGATAACAACCAACTTGGGGCTGGCTTCGCTTTCCTCTCCCTCTTTTACAGGTAATGTCAATTTCCCTGCAGGGACTAGCACTAATCCTGCTATTAGGCTCGCCAGTTCAGCCAATAGCGGTATTTTTTGGGGATCGGTTAACGATATAAGAATCAGGGCAGGGGGTTCTGAATCTATGGGTTTTTATGACGATTACATCAATGCGTCTGATCCTATTCGCCTCCCTTCTGGCTCTGTCAATAGTCCGTCACTACATTTTGCCGCAGATACAGATACAGGAATCTACCAAGGAACAAGTGGATCAATAAGTTTCTCAGCTCAGGGAGCATTAAGGGCTTATGTCAATTCCTATGGGCTTAATACTTATAATGGACTGGGGTTAAGGCTATGGGATACAACAAGTAATTATGTAGAACTAAAATCAGCATCGAACGTCACAACAAGTTATACGCTTAGATTCCCTCCGACTGTTGGATCGGCAAACCAGTTTTTAAAACTTTCTAATACTTCAGGTGTTCTTGAATGGTCTACAGGATCAAGCGGCACTGGTGGAATTTACACCCACTTTAGAAGGCTATCTAGAAATGGAAGTGCTGCTCCAGGTGCGACACAAGTTTCTGGGAGTAGTTTCATTGCTTATCCGCTTAATGGTCCTGATCATTTGATCGGTGACGATATGACTGGCGCAGATGCAGATGTGTATTCTTCTGACTGTTTAATCGGACATGACGGACTTAATGGAGCAGGAACAGACCGTATCAGACTTGCTGCAGGTGCTTATAACATTGAATGGGGAATTACCTTTGCAAAATGCGGATCGGTTTTGGTATGTGTGTATAACTATACGTCTAATGAATACATACAAAATTCTGAGCCTGGAGAGGCAGATGCAAACGTTAATTCAAATATTATGGTAAGAGGAGGTGGTTACATAAAACTTTCAGCAGATAGTGATATTGGTCTTATGTATAGATGTGATAATGCTGTTACCAACGGATTAGGGATACCTCAAGCTCTTGGTCCAGCTAATTCAGGCATATATGCTGAATGGGCATATTTCAAACTTTGGAAATTAAGCTATACCACCCACGCTTGATGAATGCTTATACTTAAAGAAGATTAGAAAAGTAGCATGGCAATTTCACCAGGAACTTATGATTTCACCTTACAAAGAGGTTCAGATCACAAATTCAATGTGGTGTTTAAAGATTCGGGTGGGTCGGCTATTAATTTAACTGGATGGACAGCAGCAGCGCAGGTTTGGGATGAAGCAAGAACTACTAAAGCAGCCGATTTTGCAGTGACATATGTTAATCGTGCTAATGGATCTGTTGATTTAGCAATTACAGATGTACTTTCGACTGCTATGACAGATAGTGAATATAAGTACGACGTATTATTAACAGATGGAAATGGATTAAAAGAGTATTATTTAGAAGGAACTGTTTTCATGAACCAAGGGTACACACGTTAAATGACTTCAGTAAATGTAACTACCACTAAGAATACGGTCCAAGTACAAGATGGAACGTCACCAGTTGTTACTGTTCA